GATGACGTTGACTTTTCTGGAAAAGCAGGCGTTCGTTTTACTTTCTAAATAATCTCGGTTCGAGATGGATCAAGACCTCTACATAGTAGGGGTCTTTTTTATTGTTATGAAATATCTTACTCACCCACTGACAGTTATGAACCTATGTCTTGTTGGTTCCCTTCTCTTGATACAGATAGTTCATACTCGTGCTCATCATAGAATGGAGATGGATGTTCACGCATATTGCAAACAAAATATGGGATATCAGCAATCTTTGGAAGCAGAAGAAGAGTGGTAGTATATATACGTTAGTAATTGCTAACATTATGGAACAGGATGAAAAGAAGAAAATAAATTTGACCAAGTGGTTTGCCCTAGGTTTGGGTGGAGTGCTCGGTCTTTCTCATATCGGTTTGATTGGCATGATTGCCAACAGAAAGGATGGGTTACCTAAGTTAGACATACCTGTAGGACCTTACACTTCATACGTAGTGTCTGCAGACAAAGAAGGATACAAGATAAGTTATAGTGCTAATGATCCTAAGACAGCGATGATCACCAAGGACATCAAAGAGAAGGGTGGTTTCTTAGGACTAGCAAATGAGACAACTCAGATTACTGAGGAGTACTTCATGGATGGTGCAATCAACCAAGGTGGTGCAGTATCTAATCATAGATCATGGTTGGATGGACAGCCAGGTTTAACGCCAGGAGAAGCAGCAAATATAACTGCTGCACGAAAAAGTGAAGCCTGTATTAAAGCAATCGGATCAGCAGAAGGTACAGGCAGACTTGTGGGCACGTCGGTTGGTGCCAGTGCTGCTCCTGCTCTCAGTGGCATCCCCTTTGTTGGTTGGGTTGCTGCTGGTTGGGTGGCAATGTTTGGTGGCAATCAGGGTGCTGAGATAGGTGGTAACATGGCAGAGGATCTTAATAAGAACTGCTAGGACACTTAATCAACTGTCCGAAATTTATGTACACTGCTCTTTTTGTGCTATACTATAGGTAGCGATAAAAGAACAGTGTTACGTCAACTTCTAACAGTTGCAGAAACCGCAATGATAGCAAGCACTCTAGGTATAGGGTTAGTTGCTACTGGTTATGGTGCACTCACAGGTACAGAGCCTATGACATTCCATACTTTCTATCTTGCAGTGCAACCACCATACGAGCACGATGATAAGAGAATATATGGTGAGGACTTGAACATACCAGAGGATGTTGAGATAGAACCTGCTATATAATTCTGTCAGGTAAAACGACATTCCGTTTACCAAAAAGTCGGAAAAAAAATTCCGACCATTTTTTGCCCTATAGGTTTTTTATGAATTTTACAATATATTCTAAGGATGGTTGCCCATTTTGCAGTCAGATCAAACAGGTGCTAGATTTGGCACAATTCAAATATGTTGAGTATAAATTAGGTGAGCATTTTGATAGAAATGCGTTTTATGGAGAATTTGGTCATGGATCCACTTTTCCGCAAGTTAAATTAAATGGAAAAAATTTAGGCGGTTGTCAAGAATCTGTACAATATCTAAAAGAGCATAATTTAGTGTAATGGAACCAGAAGACCAACTTATCGAAATGGTAGAAAAAGTGGTCGATGATGCAATATTTAAACACCAACATTCGTTCAGAATGCGTGATTTTTTGCAAAGTTGCAACTTTACCAAAAAGGTAGTAACATCATATTTGAAAAGTGGAACTGTAAAGAACATACGATGTACAATAGACGATTTAAACCTTATAGTGGAAGGTGGTCATCCTGAGATGAAGGAAGCCTATCCTAATTGGACAAAACCCGAAGCGAGAAAAATTCGCAATTACTTAAATTCATTAATCGAAGATGCAAACGAATATTCAAACAAAAAATCCAGAAAATCTAAGTCTAAATAAAGGCATAGAGGTAATGCTTCCAAGAAGGAAGGGGAGGATAGAACAACCATCATGGTATGATCGTACCTTTCGCTTGCTCAAAACAAAGGTGCGTGTTAGAATTGACATTCATCGGGGGAATAATGGAAACTAACATAATACTCTTCTTTTCGGCAGTGGGTATGCTTATTACCTTAATCCTAGGAGGAGTTATTGGGTGGATCTACAAAAGCACTGTAGACCAACATACTCTTAAACGACAGATGAATAATCTTCATCCTGAGTTTCTAAATGGCAACGGATCATATGTAAATGAAGAGCTGTTAGCAGTTCGCTTCATGGATCCAGATGACATACTTGACGAGGATGATGACATCTGATATAATACTAAAAATGTGACTGAAATGGCAAAAAAATTACCAAACGATGCATTATTATCGGAGATTTTACAAAAAGTCTCTTCTGCTAAAACTAAGAAGGAAAAAGTAGATCTCCTACAAGAATATAATAATAACGGACTTCGTGCTGTATTAATCATCAATTTTGATGAATCACTAAAATTCCTTTTACCAGAAGGAGAAGTACCTTTTACACCAAATGATGCACCTGCAGGTACAGAGCATACTCGTTTAGATAGTGAGTATCGTGGACTATACAGGTATTTCAAAGGAGGAGATAGTTCTCTTAAAGGTATGAAGAGAGAACAACTCTTTGTTCAACTATTAGAGGGTCTTCATGTCGATGAAGCAAATCTATTAGTATCTGCATGTAATAAGGATCTACAATCCAAGTATCGTATTACAAAACAGGCAGTATCTGAAGCATTCCCTTCAATTGAATGGGGAAACAGAGGATGATCTGGGATAGTAACGAAGAAGTTAATAGCACGGCCACTAAGTATAGTGTGACCTTGCTTCATATTGCATGTGATCCAGAAACTGCAAATGATAAGAAACTTCCAACCAATGCATGTCTAGTTCATTACCTAGATATGAAGAAGGGAGAAGAACACTACTCAGACCATTACGACATAGTGATGGGTAATAAAGTAGATATTTTTGACTGCTACTATGACAAACTCGGAAAAAACAAACTTAAAGCTATCGGGTGGACAAAAGGAAACGTCTCACCAGGACTTTTCGATAAAGCAAAATATCTTAAAACAAATAAATGATCTTTATGATCAAAAACCTAAAGATTTTGATTATCAGTCAGACACGACTGATATAGATGACCTCGCTGATGAACTATTTGATGCCCTATATGATCACACAAATAAATAATGAAGTAGACCTACTTACTCATTTAAGAGAGTACGAACGCATTGCCAATGGAAAGTCTGAAGAGACTGACTGTATGCGTTCATTTTTGTTCTTTTGGAATCAATATCCTGTAGGATCTAGAGACATAGTAAACGAATGGATAGGCTTTAAATTCCACCATGAAAGACAAAAAAGCAGCAAAAAAATTAATAAAACGAGCTAAACAAAACCCTGATTGGTATACTAAGCAAGAAGCATGGTATGCTAAAATGATTAAAAACCAATATGAAAGTAACATTTATAAGCGTAACACCAGAAGCGGAAAAGACAATGGGTTACGTGGCGAGAGTGAGCAATCCAAAGAACCAAAACAATCCAACCGTGGATGGTTTACTAGGTTATTGCATAAAGCACGGTCACTGGTCGGTCTTTGAGCAAGCACATATGACACTTGAGATCGAGACCACTAGAGGTCTTGCTGCTCAGATACTACGACACCGTAGTTTTACATTTCAAGAGTTTAGTCAAAGATACGCTGACACTAACCTATTAGCAAAAGAAATCCCTGTACCTGACCTTAGAAGTCAGGATTTAAAAAATAGACAAAATAGCATAGATGATATCCCCCAAGATAAGAAGGAACAACTTCAGAAGATTATTGCGTCGTACTTCGCTGAAGGAATGGATTTATACAATGAACTCATCCGTGAGGGCATTGCGAAGGAGTGTGCGAGATTTGTTCTCCCGTTAGCAACACCGACCCGACTATACATGACGGGCAGTGTTCGGTCATGGATCCACTATATAGAGTTAAGAAGTGCACATGGAACTCAAAAGGAACATATGGATCTAGTACACGAAGTGAGACAGATCTTTAAATATCAGTTTCCTATCTGTAGTAAAGCATTGAATTGGGAGTATAAGTAATGCCAATGTATTCGGTTAAAAATTATAAGACTGGTGAAGAACAGACACTTACCATGACTATTTCTCAGTATGAGGAATGGAGAGCTGCTAATCCCGAATGGGAGAAGAACTGGCAAGCAGGTGTAGCATCTGCTATTTCAGAGGTAGGCGACTTCCAAAACAAACTTCCACAAGGTTTCAAAGATCGTTTAAACAACGTCAAGAAACATCACCCTTACGCTAAATTCGACAAAATCTAGTATGCCTGTAAAAAGTAAGAAGCAACCTACTATGGTTGGATTATCTACCAGACAAATGAGACGCAAACCAATTGGATCAGACCACCTAATACAGATTAAACCTCTAACTCCATCACAGGAGAAGGTGTTTGATGCATGGGAGAAAAATAAGCACCTGTTTCTATTTGGAGCTGCAGGTACTGGTAAATCATTTATTACCATGTATCTTGCACTTAGAGAAATACTCGATGAGAAGACACCTTACAATAAACTATACATTGTACGATCATTAGTTCCTACTAGAGAGATTGGTTTCTTACCAGGCGACCATGAGGACAAGGCAAACTTGTATCAGATACCATATAAGAACATGGTACGTTATATGTTTGAGATGCCTGATGATGCATCATTTGAGATGCTATATGGCAACCTAAAAGCACAGGATACTATATCATTCTGGTCTACAAGTTTCATTCGTGGAACTACCATAGATAATAGTATAGTCTTGGTTGATGAGTCTGA